AATGCGAACAAGCGTAAGCGTTGAGATCTCTTGCGAGAAATGGCTCGATGCACCCCACCCTGTTTAAACGTGCCATGCGTGACCCCACCGCACCCGACCCCCGCTGTTTGACGGCTTGCGTCGTGCATGTACTTACACTCTATTCCACACATACCACTACACTCCTATCCCAATACGAACGTTCTCTATCTAAATGTTTCACGTGGAACACCCCCCCCCTATGCAAATTCTCAGTTGACAATGTTTAAACACTATAGCAAACTACCCCCCGAACGTTTTCTATTTGTTTGTACGGGGGTATATATTGAAAAATGATTTGGCACTTAGCAAACTAAAGAATCTCATCTTGAGTTTGATGGCGTTACAAGCCGAATTACGTGGTAGTGAAAAGGAAGAGCTAGGCAAGGCAATCGATAGCCTGAAGAAGGCAGTAGAGAAATTAAAATAATGGGAAATCACGTAGTGATGCACCACAGGAGGAACGACTGTGACTGAAAGGCAAATGGAAGTATTGAGATACATTGAAGACTTCATTAAGATCAAAGGGTTTTCCCCTAGTTATGTAGATATAGCCACAGGATTGAACTTAAAAAGTAAGGCAAATATTCATCGGCTAGTCCATCGACTCAAAGACATGGGTTTTCTAAAACTAGACCCCCATAAGGTTAGGTCGGTCGAGCCTGTCGACAAAACCATCCAAAAGATGACTTCCCTGTGATTCTGACTGAAGACGAAATTAAGAAATACATTCAGCTTTTGGATGTCCTTCCCGAAAGTTCTCCTCAAATCCCAAAGATTAAAAAGCTTTTAGACGAGGATAAAAAGGAGAAATGCCGACAGAACTTCCTCCCGTTTGTGAGGGAAATGTGGTCTGCCTTTATTGCGGGTAAACACCATAAGGACATGGCAGATGCCTTTGAACGAGTTGCTAATGGTAGTCTGAAACGATTAATCATTAATATGCCTCCCCGCCATACCAAGTCAGAGTTTGCTTCCTATCTGTTTCCCGCTTGGTATCTAGGTAAATACCCGCATAGAAAAATTATTCAAACCGCCCACACCGCAGAACTAGCGACTAACTTTGGTAGGAAAGTCAGAAATCTGGTAGCGACCCCAGACTATCAAGCCCTTTTTCCCACCAAACTGTCTTCAGACAGCAAAGCCGCAGGACGGTGGAACACCAACAAAGGCGGGGATTATTTTGCAATTGGTGTCGGCGGAGCCGTCACAGGTAAAGGTGCAGACGTCTTAATTATTGATGATCCCCATTCAGAACAAGAGGCAATGCAAGGCAATCCTGCCGTCTTTGACAGGGTCTATGAATGGTATTCCTCAGGTCCCAGACAGCGTCTACAGCCTGGTGGCTCCATTATTATCGTGATGACCCGCTGGTCAAAGAGAGACTTAACAGGTCAAATCATCAATAACTCCATCAAAAGGGACGGAGACGAATGGGAGCAAATTGAATTCCCCGCTCTGATGCCGTCAGGCAAGCCGTTATGGGGCGAATTCTGGAGCAAAAAAGAACTAGAAGCCATTCGTAATGAACTCCCCGTCAGTAAATGGGAAGCCCAATATCAGCAAAACCCGACCTCCGAAGAAAGCGCCATCATTAAGCGGGAGATGTGGAAGATCTGGGATAAGGACGAACCACCGCCTTGCGATTTCATTATCCAGTCTTGGGATACCGCCTTTGAAAAAAACAATCGAGCGGACTATTCCGCCTGTACAACATGGGGAGTCTTTTATAAAACGGACTCTGATGGGTTTGATACAACCCATATCATCCTTTTAGACGCTTTTAAAGAACGACTAGAGTTCCCAGAACTAAAGAAAAAAGCCCAAGAGCTGTATAAGGAATGGGAGCCTGACGCTCTCATTGTGGAGAAAAAAGCCGCAGGAGCACCCCTCATCTATGAAATGCGTAGGATGGGAATTCCTTTACAAGAATATACACCAAGCAAAGGCTCTGATAAGATAGCTCGTGTAAACGCTATATCGGATTTGTTTGCTTCAGGATTTGTATGGTGTCCTGATCGGCGTTGGGCTGAAGAAGTCATGGAAGAATGTGCTTCGTTTCCCAATGGCGAGCATGACGACCTAGTGGACTCAACCAGCCAAGCACTGTTAAGATTTCGACAGGGAGGTTTTGTACGCTTAAACTCTGACGAATCAGATGAATTTGTGCCAAAAAGAAAAGTGGCATATTACTAAGGACACATTATGTCAATTGAAAAAAGTCTTTATCAAGCCCCAGTCGGGATTGATTCTCTACCCCAAGATGCTATTGAAATTGAAATTGAGGATCCAGAATCCGTAAAAATTGCTATTGATGGGCTTGAAATTGAAATTGAACCTACTGAACCGACTGCTGAAGACTTTGACGCTAACCTAGCGGACTTTATGTCCGAAGGCGAATTAACTGAAATTGCTGGAGATTTACTGGGAGACTTTGAAGACGACATCTCCGCCCGCAAAGACTGGATCCAGACTTACGTAGACGGTTTAGAGCTTTTGGGAATGAAGATCGAAGAAAGGACAGAACCATGGGAAGGATCCTGTGGAGTCTACCATCCCCTCCTTTCCGAAGCCCTCGTAAAGTTCCAGTCCGAAACAATTATGGAGACCTTCCCTGCGGCAGGTCCCGTCAAGACTGTGATTGTCGGCAAAGAGACCCCTGAGAAGAAAGACGCCGCTCAACGAGTTCAAGACGATATGAATTACCAACTCACAGATGTGATGACAGAATTCCGACCTGAACATGAACGCATGATCTGGGGTCTAGGACTGGCAGGAAACGCTTTTAAAAAAGTGTATTACGATCCGCACCTAGAGCGTCAAGTTTCTATGTTTGTCCCCGCTGAGGACATCGTAGTGCCTTATGGAGCATCCAGTCTGGAGTCTTCGCCCCGTGTGACCCATGTCATGCGAAAAACCGAGAACGAAGTCAAACGGCTTCAGTTTGCTGGATTCTACCGAGACATCGACTTAGGAACCCCCAGCGGAAGTCTAGACGAGGTAGAAAAGAAAATAGCGGAAAAAATGGGGTTTCGAGCCACAACAGACGACCGTTATAAACTTTTGGAGATGCACGTAGACCTAGACCTACCAGGCTACGAAGACAAAAAAGACGGCAAGCCCACAGGGGTTGCTCTGCCGTACGTTGTCACGATTGAGAAAGGAACCCAAAAAGTCTTTTCCATCCGTAGAAATTGGAGACCAGAAGATGAAACGCACCAAAAACGGAATCATTTCGTCCATTATGGCTACGTGCCAGGCTTTGGTTTTTATTGTTTCGGGCTTATTCACCTTGTCGGTGCTTTTGCTAAGTCTGGTACTTCTCTTATCCGACAACTTGTCGATGCTGGTACATTATCGAATCTGCCAGGCGGTTTTAAAACCAGAGGTCTGCGAGTTAAGGGAGACGACACCCCCATCTCACCAGGTGAGTTTAGAGACGTAGACGTCCCTTCGGGAGCCATTAAAGACAACCTAATGACCCTTCCCTACAAGGAACCCAGTCAAGTTCTCTATTCCCTCCTAGGGACAATCGTGGAAGAAGGTCGCCGATTCGCTTCCGCAGGGGACATGAAAGTCGCTGATATGTCTGCCAATGCCCCAGTCGGCACGACCTTAGCCATTCTAGAGCGGACTCTTAAAGTCATGAGTGCGGTGCAAGCCCGTATTCATTACTCGATGAAGCAGGAATTAGGTCTTTTAAAGGATATTATTCGTGATTACACCCCTGAAGAGTACAACTATGAGCCTGAGGAGGGCAGCCGCAAGGCAAAGAAGAGCGACTATGACTTGGTTGCGGTCATTCCAGTCTCGGATCCTAATGCGGCAACGATGGCGCAGAAGATCGTTCAGTATCAAGCAGTACTCCAGTTGGCGCAAAATGCTCCTCAAATCTACAATCTCCCGCAACTCCACCGACAAATGCTAGATGTGTTGGGAATTCGCAATGCTCAGAAGCTAATTCCACTGCAAGAAGATCAAAAACCCAAAGATCCGATCACGGAAAATATGGATGTCTTGACCAATAAGCCTTTAAAAGCCTTTATTTATCAAGATCATGAAGCCCATATCATTGCTCACACCAATTTTATGAAGGATCCGCTAACGGCACAGATCATTGGGCAGAATCCACAGGCTCAATTAATGGGAGCAGCGTTAAACGCTCATATTGCCGAGCATTTTGGCTTCAAATACCGTCAGATGATCGAGCAACAGCTAGGCGCACCACTGCCTTATCTCAAAGACGAAGACGAAACCATCCCAGAAGAGTACGAAGTACAGCTCTCCAGACTGGTGGCTCAAGCTTCTGCACAGCTTTTGCAGCAAAATCAGGCTCAGGCGGCTCAACAGCAAGCCCAACAACAGGCTCAGGATCCAATTATCCAGATGCAACAGCAAGAATTGCAGATCCGTGCCCAAGACGTACAAAGAAAAGCTCAGAAAGATCAGGCAGACGTTCAATTGAAACAAGAACAGATCAATGTAGAACGGGAAAGAATCGCTGCTCAGGTAGAAATCGAAGGTCAAAAGACAGGAATCAAGATGGCTGCCGACAAAGACAAACTAGATCGTCAAAACGAGATCGAAGCCACCAAAATGGGTATCGATATTGCCAAGTCTAGAGACTTAAGGGGTAGAGGATGACAGAAATTGAAATTTTAATGGGTCAAATTGATGACAAGGTTGACCAATTAAAGAGTGCTGTAGTGGTCGGAAACATGGATCACATCCAGTACCAACGAGTTTGTGGCGAGATCCGAGGTCTGCTCACCTCAAAGGGTTACATATTAGACCTTAAAGACAGAATGGAGAAAATGGATGAATGAAGCTCTAGACTTAGAAAGGGCAGTGGATCTGACACAACTGTTGAATAAGTCGAACAATGAAAAGGCTACACAACTCCCAAAACCCTCTGGATACCGCATTCTTTGTGCTATCCCAGAGATGGAAAAAGAGTTTGATAGCGGGATTGTAAAAGCAGACGAGACCCTACGTTATGACGAATTGTTGACAACCGTATTATTTGTCGTAGATTTAGGTCCCGATTGCTATAAGGATCCAAGCCGATTCCCCACTGGCGCTTGGTGCAAGAAGGGTGACTTTATTCTTGTAAGACCAAACGCTGGTACTCGATTAGTTATTCATGGGCGGGAATTCCGCATCATTAATGACGATTCTGTAGAAGGTATCGTAGACGACCCTCGTGGTATTAAACGTAAATAGGAGCAAATATGGAAAACACCGAGCATAAGTTCCCAGATGAAGTAGAGCAGGTTCAAATCGAAATCGAAGATGACATACCCGAAATTGATAAAGACAAAGAACCGTTACCCAAAGAAACCGTAGAAAAGCTTGATAGAGACGAACTAGACGAGTATTCAAGCGAAGCCAAGGAAAAGCTAGCTCAATTTAGACGGATTTATCATGATGAAAGGCGGGAAAAAGAAAAGGCATTACGAGAGCAAAAAGAGGCAATTGCCCTAGCCCAAAGCCTTTATGAAGAAAATAAAGCCCTAAAAGGCAAGGTTAGCAATACCGAAAAGGTTGCGGTCGACTCATTTAAGGACTCTGCCCAGCGTGAGCTAGAAATGGCAAAGCGGGAATACAGAGAGGCATATGAGGCTGGAGACGCTGAAAAATTGGTAGACGCTCAAGAAAAAATGACTTCTGCCAAGATGAAAGTGGAGAAAGCTTCAAACTACGCTGAAAATATAAATCAACAAGCCTCTTTACAAGAGAAAGAAAATGAAGTAAAAATACCCCAACAGACGTATCAAGAGCCTACTCGTGATGCAAAAGCATCCGCTTGGCAGGAACGTAATTCTTGGTTTGGTCAGGATGACGAAATGACCAGTCTAGCTTTAGGCTTACATGAAAAGCTAGTCAAGGAAAATGGTATGGCTTACGCTACGACTGATGAGTATTACAGACGCATAGATGACACAATGCGGAAGAGATTCCCTGAGAATTTTCAGGACGTAGTGGAAGACACCAAACCGACTGCGAAGCCTAGTACAGTCGTTGCTCCTGCGAGTAGAAGTACTTCTTCGAAGAAGATAAAGTTGAATACATCACAGTTATCAATAGCGAAGAAGTTAGGTCTAACCCCAGAGCAATACGCCCGTGAACTTATGAAGATGGAGTCTTAAAATGGCAAACACTAGATTACAAAGAGAAGTAGATACTCGTGCAACAAGCGAACGCCCTAAGCAGTGGGCGCCAGCAGAATTGCTCCCTGAGCCTGACAAACAAGCTGGGTATGCGTATCGTTGGATTCGTACTTCAACACTAAATCAGGCAGATCCCCGCAATCTTTCTGGGAAACTTAGAGAAGGATGGGAACCTGTAAGGATTGAAGAACAGCCCAAATTTCAACTGCTAGTTGATCCCAATAGTCGCTTTAAGGACAATATTGAGATTGGCGGGTTATTGCTTTGCAAGACTCCAGAAGAGTTTGTTGCTCAACGTAATGCACATTACCAAAAGCAAACAGAAAATCAAATGGAAGCTGTAGACAGTAACTTTATGCGCCAAAGTGATCCTAGAGCACCGCTCTTCAAAGAGAAAAAATCTACGGTGACCTTTGGTAAAGGTTAATTTTATTTAGGAGCTTAATATGGCTTATCCAACCGTAGACGCACCGTACGGACTAAGACCCGTTAATTTGATTGGCGGACAAGTCTTTGCGGGACAGACTCGCGCGATGGAAATTGCAAGTGGCTATGCTACAAACATTTTCTATGGCGATCTGGTAAAAAGGGTGTCCGATGGAACAATTGAGAAAGACACTGGCACAACTACTGCCACGCCTTGCGGTGTGTTTTTAGGTGTTAGTTTCACCAATAGTTCTACTGGTCAAGTACAACAACAGCAGTTCTACCCAGCAAGTCAGGCAATTAAATCTGGAACCAAGATTTTTGCCATGGTTGCAGACGACCCTGATACGCTGTTTCAAGTAGCTTCTTGCTCTTCAGGCACAACTATTGCTGGTATGGGCATTTCCGCCATCGGTAATAACATTGCATTGATTCAAAACGCTGGTTCTACCGTTACTGGTAACTCCAAAGTTGCGATTGATGAAGGCACACAAGCTACTACTAATACTCTACCTATTCGTATTATTGATGTGGTTAGAGAGACAGCAACTGGTACTGATACATTCGTTGAGTTTATCGTTAAGATAAATGCGACTATGCACCAGTACAACAACTCAACTGGCGTATAAGGAGCTTAGAAAATGGCTATTTCACGTGCACAACTACTGAAAGAGTTGCTTCCAGGCTTAAACGCTTTGTTTGGTTTGGAGTACGCAACGTATGGTGAACAACACAAAGAGATCTATGAAACTGAGACCTCTGAGCGTTCGTTCGAAGAAGAAACAAAACTGTCTGGCTTCTCCGCTGCACCAGTCAAAAACGAAGGTTCTGCCATCGCTTATGACAATGCACAAGAGGCTTTCACAGCTCGCTATAACCATGAGACCATTGCTCTCGGCTTCTCCCTAACGGAAGAGGCAATCGAGGACAACTTGTATGACAGCTTATCGGCTCGTTATACCAAGGCTTTGGCTCGTGCTATGGCATACACCAAGCAAACTAAAGCAGCTTCCGTTCTAAACAACGGTTTCTCTGCTGGCGTACATGCTGGTGGTGACGGTGTGGCTTTATTTAGCACCGCACATCCACTGGTTTCTGGTGGCACTAACAGCAATACTCAGTCTACCCCTGCTGATTTGAATGAGACTTCTTTGGAAGCCGCAGTTATTCAGATCGCTGCTTGGACAGACGAGCGTGGCTTGTTAATCGCTGCTAAACCACGTAAGTTAATTGTTCCACCTGCACTACAGTTCGTTGCAACTCGTTTGCTCGAAACTCAATTGCGTGTTGGTACAACTGACAACGACATCAACGCCATCGTAAACAATGGTTCGATCCCAGAAGGTTATACAGTTAATAACTACCTGACCGATACCAATGCTTACTTCCTCTGTACTGATGTTCCAAATGGTATGAAGCATTTTGTTCGTACTCCTTTGAGCAACAGCATGGACGGTGACTTTGATACTGGTAACGTCCGTTACAAGTCTCGTGAGCGTTATTCCTTCGGATTTTCGGATCCACTAGGAATGTTTGGTTCGCAAGGCGCATAAAGAAGAGGGGAGCCAAAAACTCCCCTTTTTTAATTTGTTTGTAGTAAGATGATTAAAACTGGGAAACATGCTTATTAAACTGCCCCAGCAGACGCATACACGATTAATAAGCTAACTTTGTATGGAGAATTAACATGGCACGATCCACATTCCAAGGTCCCATTCGTTCATTGGGCGGCATTTATCAACAAGGTCCAGCTACCATTGTTGAAATCACCACAGATACTACCCTAAGCCCAGAGTCGCATGGTGGTCGTATTATTTCCGTAGGTGGTACTTTAGCTTCTAATTTAACCCTTACCCTACCTACTATTAACGCTTCAGCTAATCCAACGACTTCTGGTCCTGGTCAAGATCCAAGCACCGCTAATAACGAAGGTGTGATGTATACCATTTGGGTTCCAACCACAATCGCTACTTCTTCACTAAAGATTGGCACAGACGGCACAGACAAGTATGTAGGCTCTGTATTGTCTATTGATACCGACTCATCTGGCGCAACCGTTGGCTTTGTTTCAGGTGCTACGAATGACTTTATTAACTTTAATGGTAGTACTACAGGCGGAGTTGCAGGTACATTTGTGCAAATTTACGCGATTGCTGCATTAAAGTACATGGTCACTGGCGTAGCACTTGGATCAGGAACTGTAGCAACTCCGTTTGCAGACAGCTAATTAATCTAGGGTTAACCCTTATATAGGAGATTAATTATGGCTATGCAATCAGATGTACAAGCGGCAGCACCGTTAACTGCGACTGGACAAGTTACCAATAATGCTGTAAGTCCTCAAAATCTAGGACGTATCCGCATAAAAAGCCTCTATGTAATACCAGGAGCTACTGCGGGTTCTGTGGTATTTAGAGATGGCGGCAGCGGTGGCGATGTTCTTTTAACTTTAAATACTCCAGCCGTGGCAAATGCGGGGGCATATAGCGTCATTATTCCAGGCGAAGGTATTTTAGTTGAAACTAATCTGCATGGAACTGTAACAAACACTGCATCGATTGTTGTCTTTTATGGCTAAGACCCCTGCGTGGCAACGTAAGGAAGGTAAGAATCCTGCTGGTGGTTTAAACGCCAAGGGTAGGGCATCTTACAATGCCGCTAATCCTGGTAAACCTGGACTTAAACGCCCACAACCAGAAGGCGGTAAAAGACGGGATTCGTTTTGTGCCCGTATGAAAGGTATGAAAAAGAAACTGACTTCAGCCAAAACCGCCAACGACCCCAACAGCCGTATTAATAAGTCCTTACGGGCTTGGAACTGCAAAGAAGGCGGTGCTGTTCGTGGTGGTGGATGTGAGATACGGGGTAAGACAAAAGGGAAGATGGTATGAGTGACAGCATTTACCTATGGTTCTGGAATGCAGGATTAGCTCTTATTATGGGAATTGTAGGATTTTGGGCTAAGGAAAAAGCCGCTGAGCTGCAGCGGATTAGCATTTTATTAAACAAGACTCGTGAGGAGGTAGCTCGTGATAACGTTACTCAAGCAGAAATTGACCGCATTATGCAGCACATTGACCAACGCTTTAACAAGCTTGAAAGCAAAATTGACCAACTTATTCAAGGCAAAATAAATGCCTAGCGTAAGTAAAAAGCAACACAATTTTATGGCGGCTGTGGCTAACAATCCGAAGTTTGCCAAAAAAGCAGGAGTGCCTTCTGCTGTAGGGAAGGAATTTTTAACTGCCGACAAAGGCAAAACTTTTAAAGAAGGTGGAACTATGAAAAAGATGAACCCAGGCATGATGGCTATTATGGCTAAAAAGAAGTCCATGAAAATGGCTGATGGCGGTATGCCAATGGTTATGAAAGATGGTAAAAAAATCCCAGCGTTTGCTGCTGACGGCAAAGGCAAAATGGCTAAGGGTGGTATGGCTAAAAAGAAAATGATGGGTGGCGGTATGACCAAGATGGCTAAAGGCGGTGGCATTGAGTCTAAGGGTAAAACCAAAGGCAAAATGATCACTATGAAAAAAGGCGGAAAGGCTTGCTAACATGAAACGTAAAACTCGTAAATTTAAAAAGGGTGGGTATGCCTTTGCTTTGGATGACTCATCAGAGCCAAAGGGTGGATATACCTCTGAGGACTCACCAGAACGTCGTGCTTTAGCTATTGGTTTGAGAGAAGGATCACCAGACTATGTTAAGGCTGTAGAATCACTGCGTAGACTGAAAAAGCCTGCAAGATTACCAGGAGATACTATTCAAGCAGAATATGAAAATCAAGCACTTCGTAAATTAAAAAATACTGCTATGACTGCTGGTCAAAGTATTATGGATATGACGCCACAAGGTAGATTAACTAAAGGCATGGCGAGCATGGCAAGAAGGTCTCCTAGAGATGAAGAGTATGGCTCATCTTTTGAGCAAGAAATGGGCATGAAAAAAGGTGGCAAAGTGAAAAAGAAACGTTATGACGAAGGCGGAGAAATAGAATTTGAGTCAAAAATGGGTGCAAACCCACAGATTGATGATATGACACGTGTTCGTGCTCAAGACTATGTTGAAGAAATGCAAAGACCTGCACCCACTGAAATTGAAACTAAAGAGGCGCCAAAGGTTAAAAAAGCTGCTCCAAAACCTCAACCTAAAGCGGAACCAAAACCAGCACCTAAAGTAGAACCAAAAAAAGCTTCTGGTGAAGAGCCTTCTTTTTTTAAAGGCACTAAAGGATATAAAAACCTTGGGGCGTTATTTAAAGCCATGAGAGAAAAAGCGGGTATTACTAGTTATAAATCTGGTGGTTCTGTTTCGTCAGCTTCTAAACGGGCTGATGGCTGCGCTATTCGGGGCAAAACTAAGGGTAGGATGGTATGAGACCAAGTCGTGGCATGGGCGATATAAATCCCTCTAAGATGCCTGGAAAGAAAATAATCAAGCGTAAGGACGATCCAGATAAGGTGGAGATGTACTCTGGTGGCGGATTGTATGCCAATATTTTAGCCAAGAAACGCAGGATCGCTGCGGGGTCTGGCGAGAAGATGCGCAGTGTTGGATCTAAAGGTGCTCCAAAGAAAGGTGATTTTGCAAATGCTGCGAAAACTGCTAAATACAAAGAGGGTGGTACGGTTAATAAAGCTGGTAACTATACGAAACCTGGTATGCGTAAGGCTTTATTTAATAGTATTAAAGCATCGGCTACTCATGGTACGGCAGCGGGTCAATGGTCAGCAAGAAAAGCGCAGCTCCTAGCTAAACGCTACAAAGAAAAAGGCGGGGGCTACAAGTGAAATGGTCAGACAAGCGCAAAAAGTCGATCAACTGCGACAACCCAAAGGGGTTCTCGGAGAAGGCTCATTGTGCGTCAAAAAAGAAAAAAATGGCTGGGGGTGGTTTAGCAAAATCACAGCAATCTTTAAAGGCTTGGGGCGACCAAAAGTGG